TGCAATACTTCTCAAGCAAACCCATGTGTGGCTGGTCAAACGGTAGAGTGCTCTTCTTGTCAAAAGAGAGTTTGTTGATCCTGTGCCATACCCTCTTGTAGTCTATCTTCTTCCTTCCTAGCCTGTTTCCCCAGCTTTCTAGGCTGTGTCCGTTTTCTCGGTTTGGACTCATCAGCCTTGACATGACTAGGGTGTCTATGCACATCGACGGAATGATCTTCGTATTCCAAAGCCTGTTCAAGATTGGGAAGTCGAAGCTGATTCCGTTGTGCGCTACTACTTGTGGTTGTTCCTCTAACATTTTTAATAAAGTGTCGGCCTTGTGATGACATTTAACCTCTCCGCTTCTTAGTTCCTTTGTCACGCACAGGTGGATTTTGCTCAACTGGGAGTTGGTCTCTATGTCCAGAAAAACTATCGATTTGTTGCCAATCTCGGTCATCTTCGCTCTTCTTCAGTAATTTGCCGTCATCTGTTAGTAGGTACAATGTCAATACACCACTCTTATTTATCACGCTTGTAACGCTTATCGGCTTCATTTGCTATCCTCCTTAACTCTGAAGCTGCAACTACAAAGGCCTTCTGTGTGTCGTCCATCTTAGGCCAATCCTCAATCTCTGACATCAACCTAAAGCAGGCAACACAATATACACCTGTTTTGTCTAATTTGCAAATGGTTTTGCAGGGACTCATTTGGTGCTGTTCTTTAGGTTTATCAGTTCTGTGTTGAGCCGAAAGACCAAGGCATCCAGTGTGCGGTTCTCATCTTCAAGCCTCTGCATCCTGGCCCTCATCATAGCGTTCTCACGCTCTAACTCAGCAATGACACCAGACTCGTCTAAACCATGAGGCAGATCAACCTCATAAGGGACACCACTAACCTTCACCATAAGACCTCCACAGAGCAAATAAGATTGTACCTAACATCAACCAAAGAAACGGGATTAGATTCATTTCGTCGCCATCCAATAAAGACCTACGTTAGAGAAAGCATAACCGGCATAGACCACCAACAGAGCAATGTTGCCTTTCATGCCCTGCTCTGCTGCAATGTAAGCATATATGAGACCAGTTACGATGATAAGCCAGCTACTCATGCTTGCTTCAAGAGTGCTAGGCAGTCTTCAAGTGCATTCATCAGTTCCTTCCTTTCAGGATTGTGAGCAGCAGAGTATTTGCCGTTGGACTGCCTTAACTCGATAAACTCTAGCACCAAGTCTTCCAGCTTCTTATCGATGCTCATAGCAGGAACGCTGCCGTCATCAGCAAAAATAAGACACTCAACATTACCACTATCGCCCATTCCAACATAGGTGTCCACCTCCAGTTCTAACTTCATTTTAGATAGTCTCCATAGATTTTAAGAAAGTCCATTACATCCCGCTTTGCATCAGAGTCGAGCAAGTGCCCATATTCTTCAGGATGATTAAACTTGCTAACCAGTTTAACAGCAACCTTGATCTGTGCTGTCAGTTCCTCATTGACCTCTTCTAGGTCTTTGATGCGCTCTTCTAGCTGTTCTACGGCTGAGTAGTCCATAGTGTCGTAGTCAGCGTCATTCCAGTAGTCATAAGAGTATTCAGTCATTTTAAACCTTTCAATATTGATGATATAAAAGCAAAGCAGCCTATCAATAGTGCAGATGTCATGTGTTCTTCTCCTTGAGTTTGGCTTCGATGGCATTACATACTTGAGGCCAAGGAATCGTTATTAGCAGGTCTTCCATCTCTTCTTCCGTTAGCCCAACCCATTCACGCTTTGGTGGTGCGGTGTAGAGTTTTGTCCAAGTGCCATCGGCTTCATCTGGGTCTGATGTAAGCGAACCATCTTTCCACATCCACGCCACCGGCTGCGTTAGTTCTTTGTGTAAGTCAGTCATAGTGCCTCCTCATTGATCTCGTTCATACGGCCTGTGTGCTTGTCATACAGGACTGCACAGGCTTTGCCGGTCTCTCCGCTGTATCGGTTCTTAATAACCCTGACCCTGGTGGTATTGCGCTCGATTGGGTCTTCATGCTGTGCTGACCTTTCTAATCCTAGCACCATATCAGCTAATTGTCCAATACTTGCTGAACCCCTTAATTGGGACAGACTAGTGGCTGCACCCTCTTCATGGCCTTTACCCTCTGGCCTACGTAGGTGGGACACCACGAACAAGGCAACCCCTGTTTCCTGCACAATCATCCGCAGCTTGGTCATAATCTCATCAATGGCTTTGCGCTCATCACCATGATCCTGAGCAGACACCACGATAGACACATGGTCTAGCAGGATGTACTTGCAGTCTAAGCCTTTGGTGAAGTACCTAACTCGATTGATGATGTTATCGATTGCTGTGCTACCGAAACAGTCATAGAAGAACAGCCGATTAGAGCCTAAGGTCTTATCAAAGGCTTCCTTCTTAGACGCTTCAGTGGCCTCAGTTTCTGCCAAGTGCAGTGGCTTATTGATCGCCAATGACATCAGTGACAAGGCTGTCCGCTTGACCGACTCTTCCAAGAACATAATCCCGATATTATCTTTGGTCTCACAGAGCAATTGCCAAATAACCTCACGAATAAACTGCGACTTACCAAGGCCTGAGCCAGCAGTTACAACAACCATCTCTTGCTGTCTGATACCGCCGGTCATGTCGTTTAGGCCAGCATAGGGATAGTGCGCTTGAGCCTTTGGCAAGGGCTGCATCACTAACTCGAACAACTCAGCACCGGCTACGATGCCATCAGGAACATAAGTCTCTGCTGCCCACCATGCCTTCACAAAGTCAGCAGATTTGTTGTCCTTGAGATAGTCGCAGGCATCCTTGTAGGGCTTAGACATCTTCATAATCTTGACCTTGGAACCGAACAGATCAGCAACGGCTAGGGCTGCTTCCTGCCCTGGTTCATCGGCATCAAAGGCGAGCACAACGGTCTCGAAGCTGTCGATGTACTCAAACTGTGCTTGGCAGTCCTTCACAGCCGATTGTGCCCCATTCTTGATTGACACCACAGGGTACAGCGACCCCGTCATCTGAAAAGCAGCTAGAGCATCTAACTCGCCCTCACAGATAGTCAGATATTTACCACCGGCAGGGTAACGATTCTGACCAAACAAGGTAGCCTCTTTAATATTGCCCTGAGACCTGAATTGCTTGTCTGCCACGGATCTGATCTTGAAAGCCACCTCAGTGCCTCTGTCATCACAGTAGGGATAATAATGTTCTGTCCCTGTTTGTCTAACACCATAAGCCTCACAAGTGGCTTTTGTGATACCTCGCTCAGGTATGCTGAGGAATTGACCGCTAATGCCCTTTAGAGGCTCTACAACGGGTTTCTGTGTCATAGGTAGTACCTTACCCCTTCCTTGGTCAGAGAAGCCCTCTGAGAGCGTTTTAGAGGCTTTGTGGCACACAAAACAATAAGTGCTGTCATCTGAATAGACTGCCCTGCCGTCTGAAGAGCCACAATCAGGGCATTCAGTATGCCTTACAAACCTGTTTTTAGACTGTATTTGCATTGATCCTAATCCTTTCCTGAGCCAATTGATCCAATATTGCCAAAAGGGCAACACAAGTACCAGACTCTGGCTTAGTGCGCTTCAAAGCCTCATAGACATCATTTAATAAGGTCTCAATATCGGTAGAGCCATGAGCCAATAGGTCAACACAATCAGAAACACAAAACCAATAAATTCTTTCTAGATCATCATTTTCCATTGAGTGCTACCTTTCTTTATTGTCTCTCTATAGAGTAAAGATTTTAAAATATTCTTTCATAATAGACTATTTAGTCAATATAGTCTTTAATAGCAAGTTCCGTGCCAGCTTGCTTTTTGGCATACAAAACAGGGCGTGCCAGCTTGCTATCGGGACTGCCAAGGGTCATCGTTACCATCATCAAAACCATCAATGCCCGTCAAGGGGTCTAAATCGCTCTCTGTGCCTTCCTCGACTTCGTCCATCTCCGACATCAAGCTGACGTTGCCAACGGCACAGAGGTCTGTTTTAATCGATTTTAGGCACTGTCTACACATAGAGAGATAATCCCTAGTGTAAACTGACCTAATAGTGGTCTCATAGTCCGTCAATGCCTCATTACAGGATCTGCATCTAATTTTCCGTTCCTACCTTTCTCCATGTTTGGAAATTTACAATTCTACAAACTTGCGCTGCACTTGTACCATACCTATTGCCCAAGTCTTTCATGCTTATTTTTTCGCTAGCGTAGTCTTTTCTTATTTTACAGACTGTTTCCCATGTTAAATGCTTATGTCCTTCCCTGATGCCATACTTTTGCCTTCCTTTTAAAAACTTGTCTCGGTTGTTTTCTTGAACTGTTCCCAAAAAAAGATGCATGGGATTTACGCACTTCGGGTTATCGCATGTATGACAGACGCACATACCGTCTGCTATCTGCCCATTATGCCACTCATACGAGAATCTATGGGCTTTGTACATTTTCCACTCTCCGTTAACTTTTAACCTAAAATGCCCGTATCCGCCCCTATACTTTGCCCCGTTCCATTCCCAACAGTCACATGTTACATTGACTTTTGAAACCCAGCGTTGATAGTCGTTGTTAGTAAGCATTTACTACTCCTTTCATGTAAAAGCCCATTATAACACTTTGAAGCGCATAAGTCAAGTACTTTTAGTCTGTCCCCCTTTAAGTTTCTCTGCTCTGATGATCTCATAGGCAAACTCGACAATATAGTCGGCATCGCCGTAGAAGTTTCCAAAGTCTGAATAGTCTAGTTTCTGATCTGCAATCTCTAAAACCTCTTCGCTAGTTAGTAACATGATAGAGCCTCCATTTGTTTATTGGTAAAGTTAGACAGCCTAGATTCTATCAAAGCTTCATGGACAGATGCAACGGCAAAGGCATCAAAACCGCCAATATGCCAGCGATAAGGCCCTAAAGGGATATGATCGAGTTTCCAATCGTATACGGTAGCGACTGAGCCATCCTCGAATTCTATGAACCACTCTGCATTGGTCTTATCGCCTATGAACACAGTAGGCGCGCCAAAGCATCGGCAAAGTTCATCATAAGTGGCGTTAACATAGCCTCTAAGACTGCTCCCGTTGATCTGATCTGATCTGCATTGATTGTGCTTCATGTATTCACCTCTTCGTTATGGTATTCAAAACAATAATCGGATATGCCCCTTTCGTATCCTATTGTGTAAAGGTGCCGCTCCCCTGACTCTTTAAAAGGGTTTAACTCTTCGCCTATGGCTCTGCCGTGATAATAGCCTAAAGCATACGCATAATGTTCGTCATTAGTCATTTTTAATGCTCCCATAATTTACAGTTAAAAGACATTACCCCAATAACAGCCCCATTATGTAACACTTTGGGATTGATCCAATTGCCTGAGCCTATAAAGTTTTCAGTCTGAAAATCTTGTACTAATGACTGAAGACCTTCTAAGTTTTCAGATTCTAGCATAGTAGTAGGAACACCCATCAATGGCTTGTCAGGATCTTGGAACTTGTCAGGGTTTCCGCAGGTTTTAATTGTGATTGAATACATTATTGCCCCCTTATCGTTCGAAAGCGTCTAGAAAATCGTTCACAGCGGTCTCGACTGTTTCACCCTCATAAGATGTATCGATTATGTACTTGCAATCATCGTCATTGAATTCATAACCTAGTGATAAGGCATAATCCTTAATCTTTTCGTTAGTCATTGTGATCCCCTTAGTCTAGATCCCATGGTTTAAAAATCATGATGACACCTGCACAGCCCAGCAGTAAGACAGCGATGCTTGCATATTCCCACATTGTCATGATTAAGCCTCCCTAACGGTTGAACAATCAAAACAGAAACTATACCCCTTACCGTCTGCGCTGTCACCATAACGCATATTTGACAAATCCCAATCGAGGCCATTCTTTTCAACCAATGCTTTAACGGCCTGAAAGTGGCAAACCTCAAAAGAGTATTCGTGAGGATATGAGATAGTGGCAGTAAAGCCTTTGTGATTACCTGAGCCTGTTGTGTAGGCTTTGATGCGAGCCCCACGGCTGTTGGAGGGTGAAATGTACTTGGTATGAATTGCGATCATAGTCTAGGTTCCTTTTAGTTAGTGGTTAGCGTGTAAAACCCTCGTTGAGCAGAAAATACTCTAGCAAAGCATTCTCTACTTCGTCAAGCGTGCCCTCTACCTCATCGATAGCAAGCACAGTTGCATATTGTCCTGCCCTCTCCTCTAGATAGTAGTGATCTAAATAGACATAGCCACGAACAGGGGTTTTATTGTACTGATAGCATTCGCCGATGCCGTTGCCCTCTTGTCTGAGATCGGCAGAGAATCTGCGAGAGTTAAGAAACTGTTGTGCTTCTTTGCGTGTCAATTGTGTGTTAGTTTGCATGGTGTAGTGCCTTTCTTAGTTTAGGTTTATTTACAGAGTGGGTGATTCGTTGAATTCTGATAGTTTGACAGACATCTTGTCAAGACCGAAGGCAAAAATAAATTTATTTGGGTAATGCTTAGAAATTCCGCACCAAGTTCCATAACTGCTGTTAGATTTACCAATGCGCCATCCGTAACCATTAGAATCATAGCCAATGTATTCTCCACGGTGTAGTGGGTGCTTTTCGATGTTGTGATAGTTTTTCATGGTGTGTTGCCTTTCTTAGTGGTTTAATTGTTTAACTCAGACTCTACTATAACGCACAGAATTGCATCGAAGATACTAGGGAAAACCCTTATCTTGACAAACCTGGTCAGGTATTCTGGCTCTGCACTGCTTCGGTGCAACATCGATCTGGGTTGCCCTAATGTGGTGCAACATCGCCCCATATACTGCACTGCACCATAGCCGGCACAGACCTGGCATGATTCTTGCATAGGCAAACACTGTGCCATGCTGCATAGCAACATAGCTGCATAGTAAGCACTAACTAACTTGCTGCATAGCAACATAGCCTGGTAAGTAAGCACTAACTAACATGATAGGGGGGGTGGGGTAGTGGCAAGAAAGATAATATTGTTGAACCCGCTTAGATACAAGAAAAGCAGAATTAGCAATATCGAGGCCACCACAGATACAAAAAAGAGCAAAATAGACCTTTGTTGCTTATAAGAAAAAGAGCATAAGAATCAATTACTTATCTATTTTCCTGCATAGGCTAAACAGGGCTATGAAATCAGTGCTGGAATCTGTGCATTGCGAAGGCCTGAGCAGGCACTAAGTAGTCACTAAAGAGACTATAAAAAAAGGACTTGACAAAACAGCAAAAATGTGCTATAGTCCTCTATATTGATAGCACTGAGACAACAAGTACTAGGTTGTGCCTTAAAAAAAACATACATTAACAACTAACCTTAGGTTTTGTGTTTTCTGTGCTGATCTATATTGGAGAGAAACTTGGAAACAAAAGACCAAGATATTGTTCTTGTGTCTTCTTCCACCGATGCCCCTTCTATGCCTACACAGAATACGGTTTCTGTGTTACCTAAGAAGAACCCTAGAGGTGCAGGTCGTCCGAAGAAGGCAGCGATTGAGGCAAAGAAAAAGAGGTCAGTGTTAGGAAGACCTCCTGGTGAAGCTGCACGCATAAGAGAATTTCATGCGAGGCTCTTAACCACAAAGGGTGACACGATCATCCAAACGATTATTAACAAAGCCTTGGACCCTACTGATAAAGACC